GATGTCGTATTATCTGAAAACTACCACGAGCTATATGGAAATACCGATTTAGAATGGCACATAGATAAAGGTTATACATCAACTCCTGTAAATCTAACTGCTTTATATGGTTTAGAAGTAGAAGGTGAGGTTGGTCGTACAATGTATGTTGATACAAGAATTAAATGCCCAATAGATAATAAAAAAGTTTTAGTTGATATGGATAGATTTACGAGCAACAGTAGATTTGGATATAGGTTTAAATCAGAAGCAGAAAGAAGATGGTTTAGAAGAAAACATAGAAATGTACAACACGATTTAATACAAAAAGATAAAAGAGGTGAATATGTATTTTATTGTGAAGCATATACACAATTACCTATTGAAGAAAAAAAGAAAATAGAACCTTTAATCTATAACCCTAAACGAGTATATTATCATAAATGGGAAAAAGGAGATTTTGTACTTGTTAATAATATGGTATCAAATCATAAAAGAGAAGCAACAAAATCTGGTAAAAGACATTTATGGAAAATAGAAGGATTTATAAAATGAAAAATGATGATAGAGATTTATATTTTGCAGATGAAAAAGGTTTAAATTATTCATTTGATAAATTTAAATCAAAATGTGAATTAGAAGTTTCGGAAGAAAGTTTAAAATGTGAATTACAATTATCTATGATTGGAGATTGGGAAAGATTAAAATTTGATATTGATTATAAAAAATTTATAGAAGATGAAAAAAATATGGAGCATTGGTATAGACCTTTTCAACCTAAAAAAGGAATTCTTAATGATAGAGAGAGTATTCTTTTATATGGACTAAAGGGTGATAAACCTACGGAACCAACTGGTCTATCTCAAATTTATGCTAAGTTAGGTTATATTCCTAATGAATCTGAATTTAAATTTCCTACAGAAGCAAAAGAAAAATTAACTTGTTGCAAAGAAATTTTTGATTATTTTGGGGATTGGGGAAGATGTTTTTTAATTAAATTAAATGCTGGCGGTTTTTACCCACATCATAGAGACCATTGGCTTTTACATAGAGATACAATCCGTCTGATTGCATTTATTGGTAATGCTTCTGATAAATTAGAATGGGAACTTGATGGTAGAATTAGGCAATTTCAACCAAATAGTTTATATTATGTTAACACAGCAAAACTCCATAAACTATCAGCGTGGAAACATAATTGTGATATGGTTGTTTTCAATTTACCAAAAACTTGGGATTCTATAACAAAACTGTTATATAAAGTTATATCGTAATTCATTATGCTGATTGAATTAGGTTCTACACCTTTTAATTATAAATTAGATTTTACAATACCAGAGGTAGACAACATAGGACTTTTTTTATCAGGCGGTTTAGACTCGTGTATATTACTTTGTCTTATTATAGAAGAATTAAAAAGAACTGATAGACAAACACCGATACATATATGGACCTGTAATAAACCACCTGATCCAATGCCCGCTGCTAGAATGGTTGATATTATAAGCAAAGAATACAACAGAAAATTAATTTATCATAATAATTATGATGTTAGCGATGAGGCAAAAAAGAATGGTATCTTTGATTTTGAAATAACTAGACACGCTTATAAACAGTTTGATAGCATAGTATTGTATATAGGTGGGAATAACAGTTGGGAAAAAACTCAATGGTTTGACCAGATTCCATTATCATATGATATAGAGTCTACTAATACAGGCATTACTTTATCTTGGTCTTATCCAGAAGAACCACACATTACCTATCCTTTTTTAAGGATGCTTAAATCTCAAATAATTGACATTTTCTATAAACTTGGTAAAGAACATTTAATGCAATATGCTTATTCTTGTTCAAAGAAAGATCCACCTGCTTGCAATGTGTGTTATTCTTGCGAAGAAGCTGCTATGTCATTTAAACTACTTGGTAAGACGAGACCAAAATATAAAGATGTTGAAAAAGTCTTATAAATATACCTATATATTATAAACAGAAGGAGTATATAATGTCAATTACCATAGATGGAAAAGTGTATGACGAAACGAAGTTTAGTATTGGATTAAGAAACAGAATAACAGCAAGACAAGAAATTGAAGGATCCAGAGTCAGACACAATATTGAGTTGGAAAAAATAACAGTTCTTACAGAATTTTATAATAATAAGATTAAAGAATTGATGGAAAAAGAGAAAGTTCAACCGATAAAAGACAATGGCAGCAATAGCTAATTTAATTATAGACCAAGGCGCAAACTTTAGTTCAGATATTACAGTCAAAGACGCAAATAATAACGCATTTGACTTGACTGGATATACAACGGAAGCCAAGATGGCAAAGGGGTATGCGTCAACTAGAACAAGAACAAGTATCACATCAACGATTGCTACAGACTCAACTTCAGGAGTAGTAGCATTAACTTTAACGGCGGCTCAGTCCGCAACTTTAGACGCACCAGAGAGATATGTCTATGATGTAGAAATTACAAAGACATCAACAGGTGCCGTAACTAGAGTAATTGAAGGTATTATTACTGTAAGACCGAATGTAACAACAAGTTAAAAGTATTATAAATATTGTTAAAGAGAGAGGTCAATGACGATTACAGCAAAAATCAATGCTCCCACATCTAGTGGACCACAGGCGGTATCGGTAACTTTACCTTCAGGACAAGCAGCAGAAAATAGTTCTCTTTCTTTAAAATTATTAGGTGATGTTGACGTAACTTCCTTAAATGATGGTGCATTATTACAATATAGAGCTAGTGATGGTAAGTTCGTAAGTAAAAACGAAATTGTTACCACTACTGGAACACTAACATTTAACGGCGGAAGTTTTTAAGGTAGAATATGGCAACAGTAATACAGATTAAAAGAAGTTCATCAACTACAGCACCAGCAACACTAAAATTAGGTGAATTAGCATATACTTATGGAACAGGATCACAAGGTAATCTTGGTGATAGAATTTTTATTGGTGAAGGTGGCGTTGACGGTAATGGTGACGCAAATAATGTATCAGTAATCGGAGGTCAGTATTTTACAGATATGTTGGACCACGTCGCTGGTACTTTAACAGGTAGTTCAGCACTTACAGCCGACTCTAACTTAGCAATAGACACAATAAATGTCGGTAACCACCTAACAGCAGGTGGGGAAATAAGATTTAACGAAGGTACTAATAACGGTACTAACTACATAGGATTAAGATCACCTAATGCAGTTACATCATCCGAAACATTTGTTTTACCAGATGGTGATGGTACTGCTGGACAATTTTTAAAAACAGACGGATCTGGTAATTTAGATTTCGTAACTGTTAATCAATTCATAAATTTAGCAGGCGATACAGGAACAGATACTTACAATACTTCCGAAACACTTACTTTCGCAGGTACAGGTGGTATGACACAAACGGTTACTGATAATACGGTAACTGTAACTGCTACAGCATTAACTAATGCTAACTTATCTGGTACGGCTGCAATTACAAATGCTAATTTAGCAAATCCTACTACACTATTAGGATCAACTACATTAACTTTAGGTCAAACAGAAACAGATTTAGCAGGATTAACTTCTATTGTAATTGATGACCTTACATTAAATGGTCAATCAGTTTCAACAACAGCAAGTAATAAAGATATTAATTTATCACCACACGGAACAGGTACAGTTATAGTACCAAGTGGTTATGAAGATAGATCAGGTTTTACAGATAATTCACTTGCGAATAAGATGTATGTTGACCAAGTTGCTCAAGGTTTAGATACTAAACCTTCTTGTAAATTAGGAACAACTGCTAACTTATCAGCAACTTATAATAATGGAAGTCTTGGTGTTGGTGCAACATTAACAGGAAGTTCAAATGGAACATTAACTTTAGATAGTACAGCAACAAATTTAAATGATAGAATTTTAGTTAAAGATCAAACAACTCGTACACAAAACGGTATATATACTTTAACAACTTTAGGAGATGGTTCAAATCCTTGGGTACTAACAAGAGCAACTCCAGAAGATCAACCTGCTGAATTATCAGGTGGTGCTTTCGTATTCGTTGAAGCAGGAACTTTAAATGCGAATAACGGTTATACATTTACACATACAGGTGCTCCAACATTTGGAACAACTAATTTAGATGTATCACAATTCTCTGGTGCTGGGCAAATAACTGCTGGTGCCGCTTTATCAAAAGATGGAAACCAAATGGATGTTGAAGTGGATAACGCTTCAATTGAAGTTAATACAGACGCATTAAGAGTTAAAGGATTAGGTATTACTAATGCTATGTTGGCAGGAACAATTCAAACAACTAAACTTGCAAATCCATTTATAACATTAACAGATGAATCTTCTACAACAGGAAGAGTTTATTTAGAAGAAAATTTAGATTTCTTAGCAGGTGAAGGTATTAATACAGTTGTTGATAATAACTCTATTACAATTCAAGGAGAAGACGCTTCAAATTCAAATAAAGGTGTTGCTAAATTTACTTCAGACAACTTTACAGTTACAACAGGTGAAGTTGAAATTACAACTATTGACGGAGGTTCTTTCTAATGATAGAACAATTAAAAAGATGGTGTATTGAAGTTTCAAAAGAATTATGTAATGAAACGGTCAGTACAGCAGGAACAATATGTGATGAAACTAAAAAAGCAAATGCTAGTTTTGTCAAGGCAATAATGGACAGTATGTAATGGGTTTTTGGAATAAATTATCTAATTGGTTGACTAGTGGTTATGATAAAATAAATGAACCTGTAAAGAAAAAAGTTGTAGTTATGAAAGATTTGCCAAGTAAAACAAAAAAAGAATTAGAGAGAATTGGTAGAAAACTTGGAATAGAATTAGATAGAAGATTTACAAAATCAAAATTAATTAATAAAATAAAATTCAAAGCAAGAATGAATAGAGTTAAAAAATAATGGCAACAGTAATAAAATTAAAAAGATCAGAAACACCAAACCAAATTCCAGGCGCTGGCGCTTTAGAAATTGGCGAATTGGCAATGAATTTAACTGATGGTAAGTTATATTCAAAAACAACTGGAGGCGCAGTTAAAGAAGTTGGTGGTGCAGGTGCCGTAGATTTACAAACAGTTACAGACGGTGGTGCTGTAACCGATAATGATTTAACTTTAAACGGTTCAAA